CCGTCGCCGTGCATTTTTTCTGCTAAATCGCGGGATTTGCACCGCCGCAAACGCCGGGAAATCAAACGCAAGCCGCATGGGTAAACGCAATGCTTCAGAGGGGAAGAAAAAGCGCGCTCGCGCTCGCGCCGGTGACGGTTCTGCCCGGTCAGCGGCCGCAGCCGCCGGCAAGTCTCACGCCGGCGCAGGCCGAACGGTGGCAACGGATCGTCGCAAGCAAGCCGGCGGACTGGTTTCAGGCCGAATCGTTCCCGCTGCTCGAGGCCTATCTCGTCGCGGCGGACCTGGCGGCGACGCTGAAAGCCGAGATCGACCGATTCGCAAAGCGCCGCGGCCGTCTGGCGGGAAAGCGGCTCGCGGACTTCCGCGCTCTCGCGCGCGAGCATCGCGAAGCCTCGGATACGCTGATGCGCCTCGCCACGAAGATGCGACTGACGCAACAGAGCCGGTACACGGAGAAGAAAGCCGGAACGGCGGCCCGCAACGGCGCGAAGGCGCTTCCGTGGCAGACCGCCGGCTGACGCGCGGCGAGCGAAACTGCGACTGGATCGAGGCGCATTGCCTGATTCCCGAAGGCCGGTTCGTCGGCCAGCCCGTGCGTCTGCGGCCGTGGCAACGGAAAGAGATCCTCCGGATTTATGACAACCCGGCGCGGACGCGGCGCGCGATCCTGAGCTTCGCCCGGAAGAACGCGAAGACCGCACTTTCGGCCATGCTCTTGCTCTTGCACCTGGTCGGTCCGGAGGCGCGGCCGAACTCGCAGCTTTACTCCGCCGCGCAGTCGCGGGATCAGGCCGGCGTACTGTTCTCGCTGGCGGCGAAAATGGTCCGCATGAGCGACCTTCGCGAATACGTCCACGTCCGCGACAACGCGAAGCAACTTTTCTGCCCGGCGTTAGGCTCGCTCTATCGCGCGCTGTCCGCCGAAGCCTCGACCGCGCACGGACTCTCGCCGGTCTTCGTCGTTCACGACGAGCTCGGGCAGGTTCGCGGCTCGCGCTCGGAACTCTTCGAGGCGCTAGAGACTGCGGCCGGCGCGCAAGAGGAGCCGCTTTCGATCATCATTTCGACGCAGGCGCCGACGGACTCCGCGCTGCTCTCGGTCCTGATCGACGATGCGCTGACCGGCTCGGATCCGAAAACGATCGTCGCGCTCTATTCGGCACCGCTCGGTCTGGACCCGTTCTCGGATGAAGCGATCCGCGCAGCGAATCCGGCCCTCGGCGACTTTCTCAGCTACGAAGAGGTTCGCAACCAAGCCGAGAGCGCGCGGCGCATGCCGAGCCGAGAAGCGTCCTTCCGGAACCTGGTCCTAAATCAGCGCGTGCATCAGAATTCGCCGCTCGTCTCGCGCTCCGTCTGGATCGCGAACGGCGCCGAGGCCGACATCGGAGCGGTATCCGGCGCGCGCTTCTACATCGGTCTCGATCTCTCGAGCCGGAACGACCTGACGGCGCTCGTCGCACTGGCGAAAGACGCCGACGGCTTCGATCACGTCTTCCCGACGTTCTTCGCGCCGGCGCACGGCGTCCACGAACGCGCGCAGCGGGATCGCGCACCCTATGACGTATGGGCATCGCAAGGCCTGTTGACGCTCGTCCCTGGCGCGTCCGTGGATTACGGCGCGGTCGCGGACAAGCTTTGCGAATGGTGCGATGACTATGACGTCGCGGCGATCGGCTACGATCGCTGGCGGATCGACGTCCTGAAAACCGAACTCGCGCGCCGCGGCCGCGAGCTTCCGCTGATCCCGTTCGGGCAGGGTTTCAAGGATATGAGCCCGGCGATCGACGCGCTCGAGGCCGAGCTAGTGAACGGCCGGATGCGGCACGGGAATCATGCGGTCCTATCTTGGAACGCCGCGAACGCGACGACGGTCCGCGATCCGGCGGGAAACCGCAAACTCGACAAGTCGCAAGAGATCGCCCGAATTGACGGGATGGTCGCGCTCGCTATGGCGAAGGCGCTCGCCGCCCGCGAGGCTTCGACCGCATCGCCGTTCGTGATCGATTCCGACTATCAGATCATGGTGGTCTAAACGTGAACGCTCGCGTATATAACGCTTCGATGGGTCTCGGCCTGGCGCTGATCGGCGGCGGAACGTGGCTCGAGCGCGGGCCGGCGGCCGCGGCGATCGTCGTCGGCTCGCTCGTCATCGGTCTTACGGTCCTGGCCGCCTTTCTAACGCGGAGCCGCTGAAAATGTTCCTACCGACAAAGCGCGCCGAGGGATTCGACGACCGTAGTCCGTGGGGCTCGTTCTGGTTCGAACCGCTCGGCTCGCGGACGATGACCGGCGTCAACGTCTCGCCGCGTTCGGCGATGCAGCTTTCCGCGGTCTTCGCGTGCGTGAGGGTGCTCGCCGAGTCGTTCGCTATCCTCCCGTTCAAGCTCTATCGGAAGGCGAAGCCGGGCGGCAAGCGGGTCGAGATAACCGATCATTGGCTCGTCCGGCTGATGCGAAAGCCGAACGACTTTCAGAACGGGTTCGAGTGGCGGGAAATGATGCAGGGCCACATTGCCTTGCGCGGCGCCGGTTACAACGTGATGGCCTTCGGCGAGGCGGGCGCCGTGACGTCGCTCATGCCGTTGCATCCCGACCGCGTTCAAACCGAGATCCTGAAGACCGGCGATTACCGCTATCGGTATAAGAATCCGGACGGGACCGACACGCTCTATGCGCGCGACGAGATCTTCCGGATCGCCGGGATGTCCGACGACGGCGTCAACGCGCTGAATCCGATAGAGCTCGCCCGCGAGACGATCGGGCTCGGGCTCTCGGCTCAGGAATACGGCTCGCGGTTTTTCCAGAACAATGCGAGCCCTGGCGGCGGCTGGATCGAGCATCCCGGCACGTTCAAAGACAAGGCGGCGCGCGACAATTTCCGCGAGCAACTTCAGAACGCGCAGACCGGCTCGAACCGGCATAAGACGCTCGTTCTCGACAACGCGATGAAGTACCACGAACTCGGCGTGAAGAACAACGACGCGCAGTTTCTCGAGACGCGACAGTTCGAAGTGACCGACATCGCGCGGATCTTCCGCGTCCCGCCGCACCTGATCGGCGATCTCTCGAAGTCCACGAATAACAACATCGAATGGCAGTCGCTCGAATTCGTCAAGTTCACGATGACGCCGCACGCCGAGCGGTGGGAATGGAAGATCGAAAGCGATCTCTTGCTCGAGTCCGACGACGAACTTCAGCCGGAGTTTGGCTTCGAGGGACTTGTGCGGGGCGATTCGAAGGCGCGCACCGAATACTATTCGGGCGGCATCAACGCCGGATGGCTCACGCGCAACGAAGCTCGCAACGCCGAGGATCTCGACCCGATCGACGGACTCGACGAGCCGCTGCGGCCGCTGAATATGGTCGAAGAGACCGAGGCGCAGGAACTCCACGATCAGAAAGTGAATCCGCCGCAGCCGCCGGCTCCGCCGCCTGGCGAAAAGCCGCCGGCCGAAGGCGCGCCGCCGCCGCCGGCCCCGCCGAAGGCGCCGCCGAAGGCCTCGGCGGCTGGTGTTGAGGAGGCCGCGACGGCCGTCGTGCGCCTCGCTATCGAGCGCGGCCGGGTGCTCGCCTCGGCCGCCGCGGAGCGGATCGCCCGCCGGGAATTCGAGGCCGTCCACGACCTGATGATGCGGCGGCAGGACGTCGGCCCGTTCTATGCGAAACACGTCCGATTTGTCGCCGCGGCGCTCGGAGTGGCGGAAAATGTCGCCGCGCAGTATTGTGCGGCGCGTATGGAGCAATGCACGCCGGGCGTGACCGAGGAAGACTTTCAGGCGCTCGCCCGCTGTCAGCTTGAACGTCTCGCGCTTCGGGGGTCTCTGTGAAACGGCACCTTTTGCTCGCGGAGTGCATGGCGCAACCCTGGGCGCTGATGCAGGAACGGATGGGGCCCTACGCCGCCGTTCTCGCCCGATGGGCGCGCGGCGAGACCGCCTCCGACGCCGTCCTCGAGTCCGTCCGGGCGGACGCCGCCGCCCGCGACGCGCGCCGGGCGCAGAACAGCGCGCGGGCGGGCGGGCGGATCCAAGTCCTGAACCTGTTCGGCGTCATCACTCAGCGCGGCAACATGGCGGATGACCTGTCCGGCCCCGGATCGACGTCCGCGCAGGCCTTCGCGGCCGCGCTGCGCGCCGCGCTCGCCGACGATTGGATCGACGGCGTCCTGATCGACATCGATTCGCCTGGCGGCTCGGTCTACGGATGCCCGGAACTCGCGGCCGAGATCGCCGCATCCCGCGGCGGGAAGCCGATCGTCGCCTTCGCCGATTCGCTGGCCGCGAGCGCCGCCTACTGGATCGGGTCGCAGGCCGACGAGTTCTATATGACGCCGAGCGGCGAGGTCGGCTCGATCGGCGTCTATCTGATGCATCAGGACATTTCCGAGGCGATGAAAGCCGATGGCATCGCGACGACGCTCGTCAGCGCCGGGAAGTTCAAAACCGAGGGATCGCCATACGCACCGCTTGATGCGGCCGCGCTCGCGCACCTTCAGAGCCGCGTCGACGACTACTATTCCGCGTTCACGAAAGCCGTCGCCTCCGGCCGCGGCGTGACGCAGAAAGCCGTCCGCGAGGGGATGGGGCAGGGTCGCGTCCTCGGAGCCGATGACGCGCTCGCCGAGAAAATGGTCGACGGCGTCATGACCTTCGACGGCGTCGTTTCGCGGATGGGGACCCTGATGAAGCGATCGCGCGGGCCCTCGGCTCTTGCGAGCGCGCAGAGAACGCTTCAGATTTTGGGCTGATCCTGGCCTAACGGTCGCGCCATCGCGCGGCCGGCTCCGTCCGTAGACGGAACGGGATCGCAGAGCAACCTTCAGTCATTCACGGAGCATTCACGATGCGTAAACAGAAGCGCGAACTTCTCGCCCGGCTGGCCGCCGCGACGACGGCCGCGACGGCGATCACGGACAAGGCGGCGGGCGAAGCTCGCGACCTGTCGGCCGACGAGACGACGGCATTCGACAAGCATGCCGCCGAGATCCGCTCGATCCGCGCGGCAATCGAGCGCGAAGACATGCTCGCCGAGGCGGCCGCGGCCGCCGGCGTCATGACGGTCGAAGACGCGTCCTCGATCCGCGTTTCCGGCCCGCGTCTGCTCGAGGATCCGAAACGCGGGTTCAGCTCGTTCGGCGAGTACCTTCAGGCGATCAAGCGTGAGGGGACGAACTTCACGAACGCCAGCGACGAGCGGCTTCGCATCATCGCGGCGGCGCCGACCACGTTCGGCAGCGAGATCAGCGGCGCCGATGGCGGTTTCGCGGTCCCGCCGCAGTTCGCGCGCGACATTTGGACGCTCGGGCTCACCGAAGACGCGCTCTTGCCGTTCACCGATTCCTACGCGGTCGACGGCAATTCGATGGTCTTCCCGAAGGACGAAACGACGCCGTGGGGCACGGACGGCATTCGCGCGTACTGGCAGGCCGAGGCCGTCGCCGCGACGCAGACGAAACCGAAGCTCGGCACCGCGACGCTGCGGCTGCTCAAGCTCATGGCGCTCGTCCCGCTGACCGACGAACTCATTTCGGACACGAACGCGCTCGGCGCATACCTGCCGGCGAAGATCGGCGCGTCGATCCGCTGGAAGACGAACGACGCGATCCTGAACGGGGTCGGCAACGGCACGCCGATCGGCGCGCTTCAGGGGGCGGCGGCGCTGACCGTGTCGAAGGACTCCGGTCAGGCTACGGCGACGATCACGACGACGAACCTGACGAACATGCTCGCCCGCCTGCCGCCTGGCAGCAACTCGCGCGCGTTCTGGCTCGTCAATAACGACGTCCTCGGCGCGCTCTTCGGCCTGACGCTGAATAACTACCCGGTCTTCCTGCCGATCGGGGCCGGCGTCGGCGGCATCGTGCCGAACCCCTACGCGGCGGGCATGCTGCTCGGACGGCCGCTCTTCGTGTCGCAGCACGCGAACACGTTCTCGAGCCTCGGCGACGTGATGCTTCTCGACCTGTCCTATTACTGGTCGATCACGAAGGCCGGCGGCGGCGTGGAGTCGGCGACTTCGATGCACCTGTATTTCGACGCGGACGCGACGGCGTTCCGGTCGATCTTCAGGGTCGACGGTCAGCCGAAGATCGCCGCGCAGATCTCGCCGTTCAAGGGCTCGAACAAGATGAGCCCGTTCCTTCAGCTTCAGAATCGGTAATCCCGAAGCGATGCCGGCGGCGCGGGCCGCCGGCGTTCGGCGGGATGACGGATCGAAACGACTTTTTTTTCGGGAGAATTTTCAATGCTGGTCAATCAGAAAATGTCGGAAGGCCTCACGATCGCGGACGCGCTTGCGCCCGCATCGCAGGCCGCGGGCACTGTCGCCACGCCGAACTGGATCCCGGTCCTGGTCTATCGCCGGATGATGGCGCTCATTCAGACCGGCGTTCTCGGCGCCTCGGCTACTCTCGACGCCAAGCTTCGGCAGGCGACGGACTCGAGCGGCACCGGCGCGAAGGACATCACCGGCAAGGCGATCACGCAGATCGTCAAGGCGAGCGGCGATAACAAGATCGCCACGATCGACCTGAACGTCGACACCGATCTCGACTCGGCGAACGGTTTCGCCTATGTGCAGGTTTCGCTCACGATCGGCACGGCGGCGAGCATCGTCGGTGCGTACCTGTTCGGCCTGCCGGGCTACGAGCCGGCGACCGCGTACAACGCTGCGGCAGTCGTTCAGAACGCCGGCTGATCGGCGGCGCGGGGGGCGCGCGCCGCCCCCCCCCCCCGGTGTGGGTGGCGCCATGCCCCGCCACTCAAAAACCCCCCCCCCTCCCCGCCCATAACCGGGGGAC